CTGTTGACGGCGGTGGCGAGGGTGCGTTCTGAGCCGTAGAGCTTCGCCGAGTCGGTCGGGCGGAACTCTGGCCGGTGGTTGTCGAGCCGTTGCTTCTCGACCAGCTCGACCCGGACGGGAGGCATCAGTCGACCGTCGCTTCCTCCTCGGTCGGCAGTCCGCCGATCTCCCGCAGGTAGTCGTCGAGGTTCTCGTCTGGCATGAGAGCACCGGCCGTTGCGAGGCGGCTGACGTAGTTGGAGATCGTGTCGAGGTCGGGTGCCCGGGGAGCGGTGTATGCGATCTTCGGGCAGAGTTCGGGGTCGATGCCGTTGATGCGCATGAGCCGGGGCAGGGCGTAGGAGTTGAGAACGTCAGCGATCGAGGCGAGGTAGGCCGAGATGCTGTCCTGGAATAGCTCGATCTTCGAGACGCTGAGCGCTTGCGCGCCGACCCGGTCGTGACCGACCAGGAGGAAGTCCGAGAGCATCGTCATCGCGATCCGGGTGTCGTAGCGGCCGATGATCTGGTTCGTGTCGAACTGTCGTCGCCCGCCCGTCGACATGAGCTTGATGTCGTAGGCGAGGTTCCCGGTCTCGGGATCGTAGGCGAGCGGGAACACGAGGCCCTCCTGCTCGTCTCGGCGGATGTTGCGGACGATCTCCTTGATCGCGTCGAGGGCCTGCGTCTCGGCCGTGGTCGCCGAGTTCGAGAGGAGCTGCGGCGGGACCAGGGCGACGGGCATTCCGGCGAGGTCTCGTTCGATGCCGATGGCTTCGATCTCGGTGATGCGCTTTTGGTAGTACCAGGACACGTACGCCGACCGGAGGATGCTGCGGCCTTGCGGGTTGTTCATTCGGGTTGTGGTCCGGAACAGCAGCGTCTTCTCGATCGGCAGGAACACGTTGGTGCCGCTGGACGGGTCTTGCTGGATCGCTCCCTCGATCCCTCCGTGCGAGTCGAGCCGCCATTCGTAGATCGTGTCCTGCGCCCTGACGGGCAGCTTGCGCCAGCCGATCCGGCCGTCGTCGAACATGGACGAGGAGCCGTCGTCGGTGCGGCCGTTGCGCCGCTTGTAGACGATCTCATGCAGGGAGTAGCCGTAGACGAGGAACCCGAGCACCGACGAGATGAAGTCTTCCCAGGAGGTGCTCATGTCGTTCAGGCAGGACGCCACGAACTCGGCTTCGTCGATGGCGCGCTGATCGTCTGAGTCGGCGGGCTGCACGGTCCAGTCGACGGACCGGAACAGCATCTCGATCGAGGCGAGCGTCGCGCCGATGACTGGGTGGTTCTCGGCCATCTCTCGGTAGATCGCCGACCCGCTCCGGCCCTGGAGCTGACGCAGGAAGTCCTCGGTGATCTGCCCGGCGTTTACGGACAGGCCAGCCGAACCGACCTCAGCGAAGTCGGTCGAGGTGAAGTGCTCCTTCTTGACCGTCTTCGGTGCTGCCTTCTTCGCGCCCGCAGCGCGCCCGCTCGTTTTGTTCTGCGCCACGATCGAATCCTAGCTTCCGGCCGGTGTGATGGACAGGTCTGCCTCGACCCGGCGTGCCTTGCCGCCGATCGAGTAGCCCCGAAGCTGCCCGGCCTTCACCAGATCCCACGCCCACGACTCCCAGACGACGCCCATGAACGGGGTCTCGGCAGGGAACTCAACCTTCTGGACTTCTTCGCCGGGTAGCTGGAGCGACGTCTGGATCGGCATGGGCCACGTCAGGATCTCGACCATCTCGCCCGCTGCCTTCTCGGAGTGCTGGAGGTAGATGGTGCGGTCGCCGTCCCGAACCCATTGCCAGATCGCCTTCTGCAACGTCGCCGAGGTGATGAACTCGCCGTGCCCGTCGACCCTGCCCGGGACGTACACCGGGCCGAGCGTGTAGCGCTCCTCTGCTTTAGCGAACGGGACGACCTGGTGGAGGGCTGCGAGCTTCGTGGTCGTGTCGCCGAGCGTGTACGGCGGAGCGAACCCGAGGTCTTCGAGGTGGTCCTCGATGATCTGACGGGCGAGCGCCACCATGTCGGAGTCGACCGACTTCTCGGTGAGCTGGTGAGCGGCGATGAGTTCGGCGCTCGTCATGCTTTCCAGCGAATATGAGAACGACTCGATCTGGTCGAGGCGTTCCTGAGCTGCGGCCCGGGTCTCGTAGCATCCGAACTTTCGGCCTCGGCCCTGAGAGTAAACGCAGAACTTACCGTCTTCCTCGACGATCTCCTTCTGGAACCGGTAGGCCTTGTCCTCGTCCATGTAGCCGTAGCCCTTCATCTCATCGTCGTGATGGGCTTTCATCTCGTCGTCGTCATCGTGATAGTAGGACTCGACGTCGACCTCCACGGTGCGAAGCATCGGCTTCCATGCCTTGCAGACGTAGTTCGCTCGGACCGCTGCGCCCCACTTCATGCACGCCCCGATCCGGTAGTACTTGCAGTTCTCGCACCGCTTCCGTGTCTCGGCCTGTTTGTACGATGGCGGCAGGGCTGCCGGGATCGGTTCGCCGTCCGGGTAGGTGCGGTCCTCCTGCGGCTCGGCTTCTTCTTGCATCGTCTGGGCATGTGCCTGATCGAACGACATGCCGCCCGCCATCAGCTCCCGCATCCGACGCATGTGGGCGTCGGTGTGGTGCGCCGAGTGCTCGGCCATCCGTTCCTCGATCTCCGGCGAGAACGTCGGCATCTGGTCCATGTCGTCGTGTTGCATCTTCGTCTTCCTCGTCGAGAGCGGATGCCCTTCGGGTAGTAGATCGGTGTCAAACGCTGAGCGGGGGAACCTGCCGGATCGGACAGCGCGCAGGAACGCATTGACGCGTGCGTAGGCCCATTGCTCGGCCGAGGCCACGTTGGGTCGAACAGATCCGGGGTTGTTTCGGTATGCGCCGATCCCTCGCTCGAACACGGCGGTCAGCATCCGGAGGTTGACTCGCTTCGATGCCGTCCCGCCGTGTGACTCGTTGTGCTCGGCGACCTTGTTCTCCAGCGTCTGACGAACCCGTCCCGACACCTGCTTCGTGAGCCGGTCTGAGATGTCACCCGCTGCTCGGAGTTCGGAGGCCGACCGGAGAACTTGCCGATCGGTCCGGGTGAGGCGGCGGTCTTCGTCGACTGAGTAGACCTGGAGCAGAACGGCGGGATCTTCGGTGGATGCTTCTCGGGTGTCGCCCGCTCGTTCGATCGTGCCGGTGCGGAACACCTCGACGGCGACGCCGGTGCCGAACTCGGTAGGGCCGGGCGGCTTCGGTACGGCGTACAGGTAGGCAGAACCGACTCGGGCAGCGGACCCAGCGACCTTTGCAATCCGGTCTCGGGTGCGTTCAGCCCACGCCATCGCCCGTCCCCGGTTCGCACCAATATCGCCCCCCCATAACAGGAAGGCCACCTGGCCGTTACTGGGGCGGTCAGACGTGCCATCGAGGTACGCGTCGGCGCGTGGCGAATTTAGGTCGCTCATATGGCGGGCGAACCAGGCGGCCATCCGGGTCACCTTGTCCTCCGATGCGTTACCGCCTGCGAGCGCCCGAGCTTCTCGGATCGTCTGCGGGCGCAGACCATCACCGCCGAACCCTTCCGAGAGGAGGTCCAGTCCTCGGCGGGCGTTCGCTGCGATGTAGGCGGGGACGGCTACCACGACGCGAGACTACTTCACGAAAAGCGCAAGCGCCCCGGCTCGCGTGTCTCATGGTCGAGCCGGGGCGCCATCACAAAGGGGATCTCGCATGGCGGATGCGATACCACGAGTCTACCCCACGGAGACGTCGACGTGGGTGGATGGCTTAGTCGAGGAGCGCCGACCACGTCGCCGGGCCGACGATGCCGTCAGCGGTCAGACCGTTCGCCGACTGGAACGATCGGACGATCGCTGCGGTCTTCGGTCCGAACGACCCGTCGGCGGTGATGGTCTCGCCCTTGTGAGCGAGCTGCGACTGGAGGAACTTGACGACGACGCCGGACTGGCCCTGCCTCACGATCTCCTTGCGGCACGCTGCGATGAACTTCGCGATCTCGGCGAGGACGTTCTGCGGTTCCGGTGTGGGGAGCGGATCGGAGCCGTCGGGCATCGGCCCGTCACACCACCCCTGTGAGGTGAGGGCCTGGAGATGCCAAAATTCCGATGCGACGGTGGCCTTGAGACCGAAGCGGGGCAAAAATGGGTGCGTCTCGGCTCGGGCCTGCGCCCGGGTCCGGTTCCACGGTCGCTTTAGATCGACGGCGTGGCCATACCCGTCGCCCTGGACCATGTGCCACGAACCCTTCGGGGTCCAGTCATACGGGAACCCCGACCCGGTTCGCAGCGTCCGATTAGGGTTCGCCGCGAGATTCCCGCGGCCTGCCTTGTAGGCGGCATAGAGCCGTTCTTGCTTCGCTCGGTCCCGGACTGCCGGGTAGATGCTGTACTTGCTGAGCTTCGGCTCTGCGAGGAGGAGCCGGACGCGATGCGCGAGGATGGGGTGAACGCCTCGGAGGTTGGCTTCGAGCGACATCAGTCGAGGAGGTCGTCGTCGGTGCCGATGGGCGGGATCTTCACGAGGGAGCCGTCGGCGTTGCCGATCGGTCCAACGAACGCAGCCATCACCTTGAGGAAGCTGACGACGGCGGCCATGCCACCAGCGGCGAGCATCTCGACGAAGTTGGCGTCCATGACGTCGACGCCGTTCGCCGACACGAGCGCGACGACAGTCGCCGCACCGGTCGAGAGGCTGCGCTCCAGGGCGTCGATCCAGAAGTTTGCTGATCGGAACATGGTCGCCAGGCTAGTCGTCGTCATCTTCTCGATCTAGGGCCAGCCCGATCATGTGCATTCCGAACGCCACCGCGGTGATGACAGCGGCGATCCGGAACGTGTCTGAGCCGGGGGGCAGAGTGGCGAGGATGTAGGCGGACCCGGCGAGGGTCCAGGACAGGATGAAGATCTCCCGGATGTATTTCATCGGCGGTTCCTTCTACGGGTCGGGCCGGACGGTCCGGATGGTGCGGATGGTCCAGCGGTCGGGGCGGGTGGGGGTGTGGTTCGGGGCATGGCGAGCGCTGCGGTCGACGCAGCCGTCACCGCTATGACGGTGCGCCGGTCGCCGTTGTCGATCGTTGAGTTGCTTGCGGTGTAGTCGTCGAGGGTGCCGTCGAACATCTCGTCCGCTGCCGCCTCCTCGAACACTTCCTTGACTTCGTCGGGGGCATCGTTGATCTGCTCGCCGAGTGCGCCGATCTGATCCAGGTCGAGGTCGTCAAACGCCTCAGCTTCCACAACTTCCTCGAACGTCTCGACGAGAGCCTCAATCTCCTCTTCGTCCAGTTCCTCATCGGGGTCGATGTCGATCAGCGTCTCCAGCACCACCGCCACGTCCTCCACGAACTCGGCGTCGGCGTCCTCGATGATCGCAACGAACACCTCACCGAACTCTTCCAACTCCTCCTCGTCCAGGTCGTCGACGATCAGTTCGAGCGCTTCGATGTTGAGGTCGTCCGGCAGTTCGTCGAGCAGCTCGTCGTCGAACTCAATCGGCACGAACAGTTCCTCCTCATCTTCCTCCTCCTCCAGTTCGTCCACTTCGTCGCCATCGTCGAACTCGTCCTCGATCTCGGGCAGTTCGTCGACGGGTTCGTCTTCGGCCTCGGCCTCGGCCTCGGCTAGCTCGGCGAGCGCGTCGAGTTCGTCGTCCGTCAATCCCTCGAAGATCGTCAGATCGACCTCTTCGTCCTCGTCATCGTCGGTCTCGATGGGTGTGGGCGTTGCTATCTCTGCGATAGGCGGAGGCGCTGGGAGGGTCGTGGTGGTCGTCGTCGGTTCGGGTGGGGTAGTTGTCGTCGAGGTCGTCGGGAGGGCCTCAGGAGGGCTCTCAGAGGTCGTGGGAGGGACCGTGGTGGTCGTTGAGGTCGTCGTGGTCGTCGTTGGAGGCAAGGTCGTCGAAGTCGTGGTCGAAGTCGTCGAAGTGGTGGTGCTCGTCGAGGTTGAGGTGGACGTAGTAGGAGCTAGCGTCGTCGTCGTCGTCGTCGTTGGGGCCTGGGTCGTCGTGGATGGCGGTGCCTCCGTGGTCGTCGTGGTCGGGGCCACGGTCGTCGTCGTGCTGGTCGTTGTGGTGCTGGTCGTTGTCGTCGTGGTGGTGGTCGGTGTCGGGCCGGTCACGGTCATCGTGACCTCGTTCGACCAGCCCGAATACAGGGGGAGCGTGTCGTTGTCGGCGCGCACGCTGAAGACGTACTCCTCGCCGAGTCCGCCCGTCTCAGCGATCTGACCGAACAGGATCGTCGCCTCGGTCGTGTCATGCTCGACGACCCGCCAGAGTGTCCAGCCGCCCTCCTGCGGGAACCGCCAGTTGACCGAGTAGAACTCCGGTTCAATGTTCCCGGCATTGGGTTCATCCCAGTCGACGAGGACGCCGTCCTCGGTCTCGGAGACGGTCACGTTCATCGGCGGCCCGACCATCGGCGGCTCGGTCGTCGTGGTCGTTGTCGTTGTCGTCGTGGTCGTTGTGATTGTGGTTGTGGTTGTGGTCGGTGGGGCGGGTGTCCACGAGTCCTCACCGAACGTCACGGTCCACGTCCCGTCCGGGACCGGCTCGCCGAGTTCGAGCGCCTGGTAGGTGTGGAACCGAAGCGTGAACGTCCCGACCGGTTCGTTCAGGATCATGCGGGACGAGTAGCAGTCGCCGTTCGGGTTGTGCGCCCCGTCGTCGTCCTCGAAGTCGATGTTCCCGGACTCGTCGAGGAGTTGGAGGTACGGGTCTGGCGTCTGCGCGAAGTCGAGGGGGCAGCTCACCCCGGTCGAGACCGTTATGTCTAGGGTGTCGCCTTCGTCGAACGTGACGGTCCAGTCGACGAACGGCTGGTCGGGGCCGACCGTGACGGTTACCGGGTCCGCTGCCGCCGTCGTGACAGGTACGAACAGCGCAACGAGGTAGGCGGTGAGGAGGAGGAGGCGGCTAGTTCGGGTCGCCCAGTTGTTCGTCCGCATCGTCGCCCGCTTGGAGGTCGGCGACTTGCGCACTCAGCACTTCGTTCTGGGCTGCCAGGACGCATATCTCGAACTCCTTGGGGAACCGGGTCTGGAGGAGGGCGAGCACGCGGTCAGTCAGGTCCATCGCCTTACCCTACAGGACAGCCAACTCGGCGAAGAGCCACACGAAAAGGAGCGACCCGGCCACGCAGTAGGTCAGCATGAGAACGTGGCCTCGGCGGTCGAGGATCGCGTCGTCGATGCAGCAGATCAGCGTGAACAGCATCATGCCGAGGATAAGCGGGATAGCGATGCTAGGCACTTTCTAGCGCTGCTACCCGTGTCCGAAGATCCTTGACGGCAAGGACGAGGAGCGACAGGTATGCGGTCTTGTTGATGCCGGTGAGGAACTGCTGGTAGGTGCCGTCTTGGATGTCTGCGCCGTGCGCAGCGAGGAACGGCGAGATGGCGTCCATGTCTTCGGCCAACGGGCCAATCTCCGGGTAGTCCGGTGAGTTGGTTCGGTTCCACATCTTCGGCACCACTTGGTCAATCATGTCGGCGGTTAGGTGCGTGCCGAGGTCGGCGGTGATGTTCTCCTTCTCGGCGGTCAGCGACGAGTTACGCTTCAGTTGGAAGGTGCCAAACCCGGTCGCTGCCCACTCGGCGTCGTTGCCTGTGCCGGTCGTCGGCCCAGTGGCGAAGTAGTCGTCGCCGCTCGTAGGGAGGAAGATCCCACCGTCGAAGATCTGCAACAGATCGACCGTGTTGCGGACGAACGTAAATATTTCGTCGTCTTTCTCGTACCTGATGCCGTCGTTCGTCTCGCCGAACGTCAGCATCGCGTGGGCGCTCTCGTCGTTCTCTCGTGCCAGCTTGAACATTTCGGAGCCGTTGATAACGAACCGGATGCCCGGACCGTCGATGCCGGAACCGCTGTCGGCCTCAAACTCCATGTAGCTGTCACTGTCGCCGACGTAGTACCTGTCGACGTGCGCTTCCGCCCAACGTAGAGAGGACGAGCCGAGGTCTTTACTGGAGTCGGCTGATGGAACGACGTCGAGCGTAGACGTGACCGTTGACTGGTCGATTGTAACGCGATCAGCAGCACCGCCTGGAGTACCGGTGCCGAGTTGCAATTTGAGGTTGCCGGTTGACCCGTCACCGTCAGCATGGATGTAGGCCGCTACGCCTGTGCCGCTGCTGTCGCTGGAGAAGAACTCAATCGCTGACGAAAGCTCGTCGTCAGACAGGGCGGTGTCCGTGTCGGTCAGCCGCAACCTCGGCGAGTCTGCTGCGACGTCGAGCACCTGCTGGGGTGTCGAGATGCCGATGCCGACTCGCTGCGTATCGCCCTTGATACGCACGGTGTTATCATTGCCTGATCGCAAGGCGAGGTCGTTTCCAATAGCAGCGACGGCAACGTGAAGGTTGCTGCCCGACGTGTCGTCCTTCATTCCGATGTACGCGCCGGTATCGCTCGACTCGAATATGGCGACGGTGTCAGCGGAGCCTGAGTTGGTGTGTAGTGTCGCTCCTGGCGAATTGGTCCCGATGCCAACTGCCCCGCCTGAAAGGATTGTCATCCGGTCGGTTGCGGCGGTTTGGAACTTGAGATTATTACCGGTGCATCCGATGCGCTGATCGAAGACGTTGCCGCTTGAGGTTGAGTCTTGGAAGGCGACATATGCGCCTTCGTCGCCCGACGTAAACCCGGCGATGGTGTCGTTCGACGAATGGCTGACCGATAGGGGGAATGACGGCGATGTCGTTCCGATGCCAACGTCCCCATCTGACTTGATTGTAAGCCGTTGAGTGCCGCCCGTGGCCAGGCCGATCTCATCGGCTGCCGATCTCAACAGCCCTGTGTCTTCGTCCCCGTAGAACGTGTAGGTGGGAGCGGCTGCGCTGCCAGCGTTCGGACGGATAATCGACGTCCCGGTGGCCGCTCCTGGTCCGATAAACCGACCGCCGTCGCTGACCTTGTCGAAGTACGCAGCAAGGGTGCCCTCAACTGCGAAAGCAAGCTGGTTCGCTTGTCGGCGGTACATCCCAGTGTCCTCGTCAGAGTTGAACGTGTAGGACGGCGCAGAACTTGTCCCACCTGCGTTCGTGATCTTCGTAGACGGGTCGAATGTGTTGAGCTGACTGGCGGTCAGGATCTGTCCGGATGTGAAACTCATGGGCGAACACCTGTTCGTGTAGTTGGATGCATGGGTTAGCCGAGGCGGGAGATGTCGAGAAGTCCGAACTCGCTTGAGTCGAGCACGAAGCTAACCGACTGATCGCCATCCTCTAGCTGGACGGTCATGTTCGAGCTGCCGGGTGTGATGTCCCAGTTGATCCCGGAGATCACACCGGCAACGACGATCGTGGCGGATGCGCCTGCGGGCCGGAACCGGACGGTGCACCCGTCACCGATCGAGAACTTGACCAGCTCGTAGCCGTTGTTGATTCCTTCGACGATCGGGGGCATCTCGATCGCTCGGACTGCGAGGGGCGGGACGAGGCCGACGCCGTACTGGTTGAGGAAGGCGTTGGCGAGGTCGAGCGTGTCGCTGTCGCTGTTGGTGAGTAGCCCGGTGCGGGTGAGTGACCGGGCACCGAACGCGTTGAGGTTGGCCGATGCGACGGACGCCTTCTGGACCGAGCCGCCTTCTCGGGTGAACGCGACCTGTGAGTAGGAGGCGGTCGCGCCGCTTGCGAAGTCGATGCGCTGAAACTCGTGCGGTTCGAGGCCCGACGTGGTGAGTGTCGAGTCGAAGATGTTGAGCGGGACGAGATCGACGACGCCGGTGATCGCATCGCTGATGGACTCCTGGCCTCTGGTGCGGAACGTGAGCGCGTTGTAAATGTTCGTCCCGTCAACCGGTAGGCCATGACGCGCGAACAGGTCCCCGCCGTCTGACTGCTCGATGAGTTGGAGGAGTTCGCCTGCGTTGCCGGTGAAGTTGGCGACGGCTTGCATCGTCTTGCCGGTGTCGCCGGACGGGTTGAGGACGGTCGTCTGGGTGATCTGCGACGTTACGGCGTTTGCTGCTGCGAGGACTGCGCTGATGGATGTGGCTGCGGCTCCGGATGCGACGTCTAGCCCGTTGCCGGAGTCGGTCTCGGCGAACGACAACGTGCCGAGCATGGTGAGAATGTCAGACACCGTCAGGGTCATGATCGACTCGAAGCGGTTGTCGAAGGACCAGTTGACGTCGGTCACGACGCCGGAGAAAACGGCGGGTGCGCCATGAGTCCACGCCGGGGCAGGGCTCGACAGCGACGCGTTGCCGTTGATGCTCCACGTCTCTCGGGTCGCTGCGACGAACGACGTGCCGCCGACTGCCCCCTGCGCCGGGTCGAAGTTTGAGGCGATCGTTCCGTCGATGCCGTCGTACACCTGCGCCGAGAACACGGTGCCGTCGGCGTGCTGGTCGGGGGAGCCGCCCGTATTGTATGCGCCGATCTGATACGGGGCGTTCGCTGCGTGCAGCCCTGACGTGGACGACGCGTCTGACTTAGTGACGGAACGCCGCAGCGTCCAATCAACGCCGTCCTCAGATTGGAGGAACTGGACGACCGTGCCAGACCCGGCGTTGTGCTGCAGCGTGACCCGGAGGTGGGTTGACTGACCGTCGACGAGGACTGAGTTGCCGCCGTCGTTGTCGTTCTGCGACGTCGTGCCGTCCTCGGACCAGATCAGCTCGACGTTGCCGGAGGTAGCGATGCGAAACCGGAACGCTTCCTGATCGCCGGACACGTTCCACTGCGCGACGAGGGTGGCAGCGGTGGACGGGGTGAAGTCGTCGAGCGCCACCTGCACACGTATGTCGAGATCGCCAGTTACTGCCGACAGGATGGCGTCACCGGTCAGGTTCCAGGTCTCGCCGGTCGACTCGGTGAACGATGACGCTCCAACGAGGCCGAGCGTCGGGTTGAACGTGACGACGTCGGTGCCGTCGATGCCGTCCCGGACGATGACGTTTTTGATGCGTCCGCCGAACGGGTTGGCTTCTGAATCACCGGACCCAGCGCGCAACCCCACCCGGATTGCGAAGCTGCTGGTTGCGATGTTGCCAGCGGTACTAGACGCTGTGCCGGTCGATGTCCATGATGTCGGCTCGGTCTCTTGGTCGTCGGCGTAGAAGAACTCAATCGCCCCGGTGGACGCGACACGGCGAACCCTGACCCAGTAAACCCGGCCGTCCTCTAACGGTGGGGTTGAGCTTGAACTCTTGTTGACGCCGTTGACTCGAAGCATGAGCTTGCCGGTCGTGCCGATGTTGAACTCGTAGACCGATGCACCCTTCGAGACGATCGTCTGGATGACGCCGGTGGTGTAGTCAGCGGCCCCGATGCGGGCGACGATCTCCAGGTCGCCGGTAACGTCGGCACCGGAGAAGGTTGCCTGCGCGTGGCTGCCCGTGACGCCTGGGAGGGTTAGCTGCCGAGCGTAAGCCGTGGCGGTGGCGTGGTCGCCGGAAGCGCCGGGGAGGTTGAGCTGCGAGGCCGGTGCGCCAGAAGGCGAGTCGGTCACGTTCGCAGTCAGGCGACAGACCTTTCCCAGGAACTCGGCGTTGGTGTACGTCCCGCCTCCCTGGGGTGTGTATTTGCTCGACGAGTTGTTGAGCGCCAGCGTCATCGAGCCGCCGCCGTAGTTGAGGGCGTCGCCTTGCTTGCCGTAGCTACACGACGCCCCGAGGACGTCGCTGACTGGAACGGCTGCCGGGTTCGAGCCGCCGTCCTTGTCGGTCGGCTGAAGGGTCAGCGCCCACGCCCATTGCGGCATCAGAGCTGCCCGGTGACGATCGGGACCTTGCCGCCGTGCGCCCGTGCATATTGCTGGAGGGCCCTGACGACGTCGTTCCCGTTGGCCCCTGGGGGCATGTTGACGGTGACGTTCACGGTGCCGCCTCCGAGGCCCCCTGCGGGGAGTGGCGACGACCCGGGCGTCTGCGACAGGGGCACAACGGCTTCGGGTCCGGCTTCGCCGATCAGCGCCCGGGTGGGGCGTGTGACGATGCCGCCCGCCGCACCGAACGCACCGAAGTCAATCTGGCCGATCTGGTTCGCGAGATCCGTTCCCGTAAACGGATCGTCAGCGGTTCCGAGGCCCATCTGCGAAGCGATCATGTTGAGCCGTACCGGAACTTCGATACGGACCCCGGCAATCTGCTCGAAAAGGTGCAGCACATCGAGGAACTCTGAGATTGGTCGTTGTGCGGCTTCGTTGATCTCACCGAGTTTGTCGAGGAAGACGTTGGCATGGAACAGCAGCTCGGGGCCGCCGAGTTCCATGCCTTGATCGACAAGCGCGCCGAGGTTGGCGGCTGCGTCCTGCGCGAACGTGCTGAACTCCTGCCGTGCGTCGGGCAGCGTCATGTCGGCCAGTTCGGCGATCACTTCGTTCACGTCCAAGATCAGAAGCTGCGCGTCGTTCAGCGCGTCGCCCGGCCCCGTGATCGTTGCGACAAGGTCACGGAACGCGTCCTCGAACGACTTGGTCTCCTCTGCTGCGTCCTCGAACGCTTCGGCCACGTCTTGGATCGGCCCCTCTGTATTCTCCATCTCTTGCCCGAGGAGACCGAGCTGCCCGGCGGCCCGCCTCGCCTCGATGCTTGAATCTGCCTGGGCTTCTGCGATCGACACGACCATGCTGTGTATCTCGCGCGCTTGCTCCGTGAACGACTTACCCGAAGCCGTCAGGTCGGCCAGGATCTTCTCGGCGTCGAGGTTGGCGTTGTTGAGTAGCTTGACTGCGTCGGCGGACTTGACGAACTCCTCCGCCTGCTTTTCAACTTCTTCCCGGTTGTCGTCGAACGCGTCCGCCAGTTCGTCGACCACGTCCAGCATCGCCACGAACTCAGACCGGGTGATGTCTCCGGCGTTGAAGGCGGCCATCAGGTCGTTGGCCAGGTCTTTCCCCGAGCCGCTCAGGTCGCCGAACTCAGAATCTAGGTCCCGGACTGCGATTGACGTTCGGTTGCCCATGCGCTGCAAGCCCTGGAACGCGTCGGTGCCGTTCTCGGCTGCGGCTGCGACGTCGTTCATCGAGATATCTAGTTCATCGAACAGCGGGAGCGTCTCGTTGTCGAGGGCCATGCCTAGGGCGACGTTCGACCCGACGAAGTCTGCGACCGGGTCGGTAGCGCCATCGGCGCTGTCACCGACGTCCTCGATCGCGTTAGCCATCTCCTGCATCTGGGAGATCATGGTGTTCGCTGGATCACCGGCTGCGACGAACTCAGCCGTCAGGTCTTTCTGCCGTTCTGCTGCCTTGCGGGATTCTGCGCCGAGTTGCCCGAAGACATACAGCAGGCCGCCGACAGCGAGTGCGATCTGACCGATCGGGCCGGACGCGACGACGAACGCAGCAACCGCAGCGGCCGCCAGTTTGACGGGCGTGGGCAGCGCCTGGAATGCGCCGACCATTGAGCGGACGCCTTCCATCATCGTCATGACGATCGGGATGGCCCGTTCGCCGATCCCGACGAGGGCTTCTTGGATGTCGGCGAGTGCTTGGCGGAACTTGAACCCTGCCGTGTCAGACACCACGGCGAATGCGTCGTCGAGCGTGCCGGTCGTGTCGGTCATGTTTGCGAAGATCGCCTCGGTGGTGGCGACGTTCTCGCCCATGAGGTCCATCACGCCGGACAGCGCTCGGACGTTGCCGAAAACCGATGCCGATGCGGCGGCGTTGCCGTCGAACTCCTCAGCAAGCGTCTGGAGCGTCGCCAGAAGGCCCTCGTCCTTGATCTGTCGCCGTAGACCCTCGGACGAGAGACCCATCCCGGTGAGGGCTTCCTCGGCCTGCTTGGTGGGCCTGAGGAGCGATGACAGGATGCCCCGCACCTGCGTCGCTGCTTCGGCGGCGTTGGTGCCGGTACGGGACAGGGCGGCGAACGCTGCGCCGACCTCGTCGAACCGCACACCCATCGCTGAAGCGATCGGGAGGACCCGGCCCATCGAACCGGCTAGCTCGGACGCTTCGAGCTTGCCTTCTCGCACGGCGGCGGTCAGGACGTCGGTGGCGTCGACCGCTGAGAGGTTCTCCTCGCCGTAGGCGTTGAGGGCAGAGGTGGCGAGGTCGGCGATCTCGGTGACGTCGCCCAGGCCGACCGCTGCGGCCTTCGCTGATGCTTCGAGCGTCTCCATCGCTGTCGCACCTCGGAGACCTGCGGACTGGATGAAGAACATCGCGTCGGCGAGCTTCGCTGGTGCCTGAGCGGTCTGGCCCGACAGGTCCCGGACCGACTCTTTCATGGCGTCGACTTCGGCCCCGGCGATACCGACCAGCGACTCGATCTTCGTCATCGAGTCGTCGAAGTCCGTGGCTGCCTTGACGGCTGCACCGCCGACCGCGAGGAGGCCCATCGTGAGCGGTCCCGACGCTGCCTTGGCTGCGGCCCCGGCAGCGGCGGCGAACTTGCCCGCCCTGGTCTGAGCCTTCGCCATCGCCGCCGTGAACTGCGTCGTGTTGGCGGTGACGAGTGTGTTGATCCGAGCGACGGTCGTTGCGCTCATTACTTCCTAGCCTTCGCTCGTTGGGCGGCTTGTTCTCGTTCGGAGTGTTCGATCCGGTAGAGGGCGATCCACTCGGTGAGTTCGTCGGATGACATGCGGGCGAGTAGCTCGCCGACTGTCATGCCGAGGTCGCGTGCGAGGCGGAAGTAGAACCGGCGTTCGGGGTTACCGGCCCCGAAGCCTAAGAGTCTTTTCCCGCCTCGTTGACCTTGTCCTCGGTCATGCCGGACCGCTCGAAGCACATCGTCCACAATCGCTCGATGACGGTGGCGGACTTGTCCATGAGCGCCTCCATGTCGTCCTGCTCGAAGATCGGGTCGCCGGTCTCGGGGTCGACGATGCATCCCTGGAGGGTGCGTGCCCACATGCCGAGGACCTTGTTGGCGTCGATCCCGTCGCCTTGCTGCGCCAGTTCCATCACGGCTGCCCGTGACTTCGCCGACATGGACTTGATCCCGACGGTCACTCCCCACTCCGGCACCTCGACGGTGTCGGTCGGGGTGTCGGCGGCGGAAAGGATGGCGGATCGAAGGTCGGTCATGGTGTTCTCCTGTCGTGGGTAATCCACCCGGCACGCTATCCGGGGAGGTTGCGTGCCGGGTGGACGTCACGATCAGGTCGTGGTGCGGGTGACGGTGCCGGTGACCTGGAAGTCGGCGGAGAACGTGTTCACGTCGCCGACGGGGGACGAGAGCGAGTAGCTGGTCAGGATGCACTCGCCCGCATAGATGGCGTCGCCGGAGCTGACGCCGGGCTTGTAAACGAACGACCGGCTGGTCGGCTCTGCGCCTCCCTTGAGGTAGCCGTCGACGGTGGAGTCATACATCCCGGAGATCGAGATGGTGGCGTCCTCCAGGGAGACGATGTAGCTGCGGGACGACGCCCCGAACGCCGTCACCTCTGCGGTGTCGGTCGTCTCAGGGAAGTCGATGCTGTTCAGGACGTTCGAGATGTCCCGGACTGATCCGCCCGTATCGTCGATCGAGAAGAACGCCGCTTTACCGGTGCTGAATGTTGGCATGGTCGGTTCCTCCTAGAACCTTGCGAAGCTCACCATGAAGGTGATGCTCCCGGATGAGCCTGCGGTGGACGCCGTGACGCGCAGGTAACGGTTGACGGTGCCCGTCACGGCGGACAGTTGTGAGGTCTTGGCGCTTGAGCCGACGGCTGTGAAGCTGATGAGGTCAGCGAAGGATGCGTTGTCGGCGGAGTGCTGGATCTTGATGGTTGTGTTGCCGTTGACCGTGTTGGTCGGGACGTGGAGCAGACCAGCGCCGCCGCTGGCGCTGGACGCTGCGTTGTCCACGGACGACAGG